TTATGAATTCATGCGCGCGGCCTTACGGTCTAGTTGCCGGTGCACGCCAATCACGACGCCTTGGATGCTCAGTTTGGTAGGTTCCACGTAGATAGGTTTCAGACGGGCATTGGCCGGTTGCAGGCGCACCCGGCGGCCTTCGCGGTGCAGGAACTTCAGCGTGGCCTCGTCTTCAAGTAGCGCCACGACGATCTCGCCGTTGTTCGCCGTGGCTTGCTTACGGACCAGTACCGTATCGCCGTCCAGGATGCCGGCCTCGATCATGCTGTCGCCCTTAACACGCAACGCGAACAGCTCACCTCGGCGGCAGAGGTCGTGGCTTACCGTAAGCTCCGCTTCGCGGTCCTCGATGGCCTCAATCGGTCCGCCCGCGGCGATCCGACCCACGACGGGAACAGCCGCGCAACGCGGACAGGCGTGTCTCGGAGGCTGCGTTAAGACCAGCGAGCGCGCGCCCAGCGCACCGCGCATCAGGTGCCCCTTGCGCTCCAGGGCTTGAAGGATTTCGAAGACAGCGCGCGGAGTGATCGAGAAGGCCGCGCCGATCTCGCGGACGGTCGGCGGCATGCCCTGGGCTACGATGAAGCGGCGGACCCACTCCAGAATCTGGCGCTGACGGAAGGTGGGCTCGGTCGGGATCGTGCGCGCCATGTATCGTCGCTCCTCGTTGCGGGCCTCAGTTAAAATACTCAACGATTGTTGAGTTTCAAGGCCGATGGAGCCCTCTTTTTTCAGTTGCCCCTATAAGGAGTTGTCTAACTTACGGTTGTATTAACTGTAAAAGTCTACATTTCGCGGAATCGCCAGACCCCTCACCTGTCAGTCACGAGTCAGTCCGCATCCCGTCATTCCGGAACGCCACTTTGCAGGGCATCTTGTCCCCATGAGCCAATCGAGATTGGCGCGGCAACGATGCTCGAAAGGACGTGCTGGATGCGGACGGTGCGCGAATGGCGGTGCGATCGGTGCGGGAAGCTCTTGGGCGTGCACGACGGGAGCCGTCTGCATCTACGCTTTGCCCGAGGCCATGAGTACCGGGTGGGCCTGCCGGCCCTGGGCACGTGCCGAAGCTGCGGCGCGCTGAACGAGTTCGTGCTGCCTGAGCCGAGCCGCGAGCCGAGCCCCAACCGATAGTTTCGCCGTACCCAAAACCCAAGAGGCGCTCGACGCCCTACCTATTGGCCACTTCAGAGGCGCATGACGCCCGGCCGAGAAAGGCAGGGCGTCATGGCCGTTACGTCGAGGGATCAGGACCGCAGGATGATCGAGGACGAGGTTGCCGGTCCGGAATGTAATGAACTGCTGCGCAAACTCCACGCACACGCGCCGCAGTGGAGCGAGTACGCCACATGGGCCGAAGTCGTGGCCTTCATGCGCCGAGGCACCTCGCTCGATTCGCGCAAGAACGCGCTCTTAGAGGCGATCCTGTACGAGTACCGCGTGGACCGGAATGCCCGATGGTCCACGGTGCTGCTGCTGATCTTTTGGCCAGGACTGGAATCGCTTTACAGGCGCAAGCTCGCCTGGGACGCCGACGAAGACGAGCTTTGGCAAAATATCGTCTGGACCTTCCTCAAAGTGCTCTTTCGCATGGACCTGGACAAACGCCGGCATCGGCTGGTCCAGAAGATCGTCAACGACACCGCGCATCACCTGCACGACGAGTACCTGCGGCGCTGGCGTTATGCCGAGCATGAAACGCAGACCGATCTTGAATCCCTTGATGGCTTCGCCGTTCGACCCGACGTGATCGACGACGCGGTGCTGGACGCGCGGGAGCACCAGGATGAATCGGTCCATCGTTTTCGCCGGCATTGGGAAGGCGGACGGATCAGCGAAGCAGACTTTCACCTGCTCGTGGGCACGCGCGTCTACGGCAAGCGCGTTGCGCAGTACGCCCGCGAGACCGGCTTGAACTATCAGGTCGCCAAGAAGCGCCGCCAGCGCGCGGAAGCCGCGATCCGGAGCCACGAAGAAGCACGCTAAATCTTCGCGCCGCGTGTCCCCGTGGGCCTCGCTTCACCCCCTTTGTATTTCCGGAGCGGTTGAAGCGTGGACACGGGGATATGCGAACGTGCTCAGTAAAGCCGAAGTACAGAACCTGCTGGACGATCTGCTCGAACAACAGGCGCTGGCCCTTGGGGGCTTGGTGGCCCTGCACGACATGAACGACGAACTCGTCTGGAAGCTGGTCAAGAACCTCGACGTGATCCGCACTCGCTTCAAACGCCGTCTTCACGCTCAAGACCGCGCGCGCCAGGGCGATACGGCCCGGCTTCGTCCCATGGCGCAACCGCACCCGGCCATCCAGCACTTCCTGGCCCGGCTTGGAAGAGAGGCGCATCCATGACATCCGCGATCCTGTGCGAACCTTTTTCGGTGTATCGCGCGCACTCGCGCGAACACCTGACCAGCCACCAGTTGGCGGACTTCCGCAAGTGCCCGGCGCTGTACTTCAAGAAGCGCCAGGGCTTGATCCCCGACGAAGACCGCCCGGCCTACCTCTTGGGGCGCGCCACGCACACGCTGATCTTGGAAGGCCGCGAGCGCTTCGACGGCGAATTCGCCGTGGGCGGGCCGGTCAACCCCAAGACCGGCAAGCCCTTCGGGGTCAACACGCAAGCCTTTGCCGATTGGGTGTCCGCCCAAGGCAAGCCCGTCCTCACCGAAGATCAACACACCCTGGTCCAGAACCTCGCGTCCGGCGTGCATGCACATCCGCGCTCCCAAGAGCTATTCGCCGAAGGCGTGCCCGAAGCGGTCGTTCGAACGCGGTATCGCGACCTGTCCTGCCAGATTCGCATGGACTGGTTCAATCCGCGCTCCGGGATCGTGGACCTCAAGACTTGCGACGATCTGACTTGGTTCGAGGCCGACGCGAGGCGATACGGATACGCCTGCCAACTGGCTTTCTACCGCGCCGTGCTGGCTCAAGCCTTGGGCCAACTCGTCCCCGTTCACCTGCTGGCCGTCGAGAAGAAAGAGCCCTTCCGCTGCGGATTGTGGCTCCTGTCCGAACAGGCCCTCGACTACGCCCAGCGCGAGAACGAGGCGGCGCTCGAACGCCTCAAGCAATGCCAAGCCTCCGGGACATGGCCGACAGGCTACGAAGAGTCCCGCCTCTTCGACACGATCTGACCTCAAGCACCAACCAAGGAGACCCAATCCGTGGGAATGATGGAACGCATTCAGAGTGGGAAGCAGCCCATGCCGCCGCGCATCCTGGTTTACGGAACGGAAGGCATCGGGAAAAGCTCTTTGGCCGCGCAAGCGCCCAAGCCAATCTTCCTCCAGACCGAAGACGGACTGAGCGAGATCGCGTGCGACAAGTTTCCGCTGGCCAACACGGCCGACGAGGTTTTCGCCGCGCTCGCCGAGTTGCAGAGCCAGGAGCATCCCTTCCAGACGGTCGTGATCGATTCGCTCGACTGGCTGGAGCGGCTGATCTGGGATGCCGTCTGCCGCGAGTACCGCGTCTCGTCCATCGAGAAGGCCGACGGCGGCTACCAGCGCGGCTACGTGCACGCCCTGACGTACTGGCGAAAGGTCGTGGACGCGCTCAACGCGCTGCGCGTCACCAAAGGCATGGCGGTGCTCTTGATCGCGCATGCCAAGGTCGAGAAGTTCGAAGACCCGGAAGCCGCCACCTACGACCGCTACTCGCCCCGCCTGAACAAGCACGCCTGCGCGCTTTTGAACGAATGGTCCGATGCCGTGCTCTTCGCCACGCGGAAGTTCCGCACCGAGAAGGAAGAGCAGGGCTTCGGCAAGGAACGCAACATCGCCGTGGGCGTGGGCTCGGGCGGGGGCGAACGCATTCTGCGCTGCGTCGGATCGCCCGCGTGCATCGCCAAGAACCGCTACGGCCTGCCGGCCGAACTCCCGCTTTCTTGGCCCGCCCTGTTCGCGGGCTTGACCAACCCGGAAACCCCTCAGCCGCAAGGAGCATAAGCCAATGGCGAATCTCAACTTTAATGCGAACCAGGTGGAACCCACGACGGACTTCGAGCCGATCCCGGCCGGGAAGTACGTCGCGGTCGTCACCGCAAGCGAGATGAAGCCCACCAAGTCCGGGACGGGCAGCTTCCTGGAACTGGTGCTGGAGGTCATCGAAGGCGAGTTCAAGGGCCGCAAGCTCTGGGCTCGGCTGAACCTCGAAAACGCCAACCCGCTGGCGGTGAAGATCGCGCGCGCGGAACTCTCGGCCCTGTGCCGGGCGGCCGGTGTCCTGGAGCCCAAGGACTCCTGCGAACTGCACAACCTGCCCATCGTGGTCACGGTCAAGCAGAAGGCCGGTCCCGACGGCTCGGTCTTCAACGAGGTCAAGTCGTACTCAAAGCGCGAGAGCGCCGCGCCGGGCAAGCCCGCGCAGTCGCCCAACGCAACGCCGCCGTGGAGGCGGGGATGATCTACGTCGGCTGCGATCCGGGTCTCGAAGGTGCCTGGGCGGCCATCACGCCGGAGGGGCTTACCCTCCGCGTGATGCCCGTCGTCGCCATGGGCAAACGCCGGCAACTCGACGAGCAGCGTATCGTTCAGTGGCTCATGCAGTTTCCCCCCAATGCCACGCGCGTCTTCATCGAAGCCGTGGGCGCGCGGCCCCGGCAAGGCGTCGTCGCCATGTTCAGCTTCGGGACGGGCTGGGGCTTGGTCCGCGGGATCTGCGCCGGGCTGGGCTTCTCCTACGAGCTGGTCCGGCCGCAAGAATGGCAGGGCCTGATGCTCAAGGGCCAGCCGCCGGGCTCGGAGTACCTCGTCGCTTCTCGACTTTGGCCGCACGCCGAGTGGCGCGCTTCGGAACGCTGCGCCAAACATCATGACGGTCTGGTGGACGCCGCGTTGCTGGCGGAGTACGGCCGGCGCAGGGCTTCGTGAAACATGATCCTTCGACCCTACCAACAAGACGCCGTTGCCGCCGTGTACCGCTATCTGCGGGAACACGACGACAACCCGTGCGTCGTCTTGCCCACGGCAGCAGGTAAGACCCCACTTCTGGCCACGCTCTGCAAAGATGCGGTGCTCCAATGGTCTGGGCGCGTGCTGGTCTTGGCGCACGTTCGGGAACTTCTTCAGCAAGCGGCCGACAAGTTGAGCGCCATCTGCCCTGAAGTACCGGTGGGGCTTTACAGCGCAGGATTAGGCAGCCGCGACACGCTTGCGCCGGTGATCGTCGCGGGGATTCAGTCGGCCTACAAGCGCGCGGCCGACTTGGGCCGCTTCGATTTGGTCATCATAGACGAAGCACATTTAACTCCGCCGGACGGCGACGGGATGTACCGCACATTGCTGGCGGACCTCAAAGCCATCAACTCGCATATTCGCCTGGTCGGATTGACGGCCACGCCTTTTCGACTCGCTTCCGGTCCCATCTGCGGGCCGGACAACATCCTCAACGCGATCTGCTACGAGATTGGCGTGCGCGAGTTGATCGTTCAGGGGTATCTCTGCCCGCTCATCTCGAAGGCCGGCCGCGAGAAGCCCGATACCGGGCGGTTGCATGTGCGCGGCGGAGAATACGTCTCCAGCGAAGTCGAAGCGCTGATGGACGACGAGCGCCTAGTCGAGTCGGCCTGCAAAGAGCTTCTCGATTACACGAAGGACCGTAACGCCTGCCTGATCTTCGCCAGTGGCGTGCAGCACGGCCAGCACGTAGCCCAGACGCTCGCCAAGCTCGGCCACGTGGCGGGCACGGTCTTCGGCGATACGCCCACCGACGAACGCGACAATACGCTCACCGAGTTCAAGGCCGGCCGCTTGAAATACCTCGTCAACGTGAACGTGCTTACCACCGGATTCGATGCGCCGAACATTGACTGTGTCGTGTTGCTGCGGCCTACGCTCTCGCCGGGGCTCTTCTATCAGCAGTGCGGGCGCGGATTCAGGCTGCATCCCTCGAAACAGAACTGCCTTGTGCTGGACTTCGGCGGGAATGTCCTGCGCCACGGTCCCGTGGACGCGCTGCGCTTGCGACAACCAGGCGCGGCATCGGGCGAGGCGCCGGCCAAAGAATGCCCGCAATGCCGCTCCGTGATCGCCACGGGGTACGCCGTCTGCCCGGACTGCGGGTTCGAGTTCCCGCGCCAGAGTTCCAAGCACGAGCCCAAGGCATCCTCGGCGGGGATACTGACGGGCCAAGTCACCGAGACCACCTACCCCGTACGTGCGGTCCGCTACTACGTCCACGCCAAGCGCGGCGCACCGCCCGACGCGCCGCGAAGCATGCGCGTGGAGTACCAACTTGGCTGGCAACGCTATCAATCCGAATGGATCTGCTTCGAGCACGACGGCTTCGCGCGGCAGAAAGCCGAAGCGTGGTGGCGTAAGCGCTCGTCGGAGCCGGTTCCCGAGACCGCCGACGCCGGCGTCGCGCTGGCGGAGTCCGGCGCGTTGAGCGTAACGCGCGCCATCGTGGTCCGATCCGTCGCGGGTGAAGAGTTCGACCGCATCGTCGGCTACGAGCTGGACACGCCGACCGATGCCCACACCGAGCCCGAGTACGTGCCGGCGGACGATGATGTCGCACCCTTTTGATGGACGCAAATAGGATGAGTGATGCTCGATCTGACCGATCTGCCCACCGCTGCGCGGTACTACGCCGAGTTGGGCTACCCGGTCTTTCCGTGCATTCCCGGCACCAAAAAGCCGCTGACCAAGCACGGATTCCGCAACGCCTCAACCAACCTGGACCGCGTGGAGGCATGGTGGACGGAGCATCCTCAAGCGAATATCGGGATCGCGACGGATGGTCTGCTGATCTTGGACATCGACGGCCGAGACAACCCCTGGCTCAAAGGGGACGAACGGCTTGCCAAGCTCGCCTGCGGTCCCGTTTCAATCACGCCTCGTGGCGGAGTCCATCATGTATTTCGGCAACCCAAGGGAAAAGCTTGGCGCTGCACGCAGAGCAGCTTGGCCCCCTTCGTGGATACACGCGCGGACGGCGGGTATTTCATGGCCCCGCCTTCGCAGGCCGAGGGAGACACCTATCGCTGGCAACCGACCTTCGTATTGACCGAACCACCGGACAAGCTACCCGAGCCGCCGGCTTGGCTGGTGGAGATGCTCGATACTCTACCCGACGAAGAGCGCACGCCGACCGTGGCCGGCAATCCGATCCCCACTGGCCAACGCAACGCGACGCTCGCGCGGTTGGCTGGCACCATGCGCCGGGCCGGGATGACCCAGGCGGAGATGCTGGCGGCGCTGTCGCAGGCGAACCAGGACCGCTGCCAACCGCCCCTGGAATCGGCCGAGGTCCAGCGCGTTGCTCTATCCATTGCGCGTTACGCGCCGGATGAGATCACCGTCGCGCTGATTGAGGACCATTATGGCCAGACAGTCGGCCGAGACGACGCCACGCTGTTCTCGCCCGCGCATGCCATTTGCCAAACACACCCGCGGATGCGAACGCCGGTGATTCACGGGTTGTTGCGTGAGGGCGAGACGATGAACGTCATTGCCGCCCCAAAGGCAGGCAAGTCTTGGCTTGTTCACGACTTGGCGCTCTCGGTGGCGACGGGAAAAGCGTGGCTGGGGTATCCCGTGGAGGCGGGCCGTGTCCTGCATATCGACAACGAGCTGCATACCGAGACGCTCGCCAGCCGCATCAAGCAAGTCTCTCAGGCCATGCCGCTCAACGAGGCGCAATGGAGGGACGCTTACTACGTCCGCTCCATGCGCGGCCAGCTTGAAGACCTTTTCCGCATGGAGGCGTACTTCAACGCGCTGCCCGAGAGCTACTTCAAGCTGATCATCCTGGATGCGTTCTACCGGTTCATGCCGCGCGAGATGGACGAGAACGACAACGGCACGATGGCCAATCTCTACAACCTGATTGATCGTTTCGCGCGCCGCTTGCGCGTGGCGTTCGTGCTGATTCACCACACCACCAAGGGCGTGCAGTCGGGGAAAAGCGTCACGGACGTGGGCGCGGGCGCCGGGGCGCAGTCGCGCGCGGCCGACTGCCATTTGGTGCTGCGCCCGCATCAACAGGACGGCTGCCTCGTCGTCGAGGCCGTGACGCGGTCCTGGCCGTCGCCGATGCCGTTCGTGATCCGGCAGGCGTTTCCGCTGTGGCATCCCGACCCGGCGCTTGATCCGGCGGACTTGAAGAAGCCGGATGACTATGCGCGGAACCGCCCGTCGAAGCGGGAGTCGCCCCAGGAAGCCGAACCGGAATTCGAAGACGAATGGACCCTTGAGCGGTTCGTCGCGGCCTTTGTAGGAGAAGAGCCCCGCATGCGAGCCTCGATTCAAGCGGCGGCCAACGGGAAGGGCATGACCGACCACCAGACAGGGAAGCTGCTTGAGAAGTCCGAAGCCTGCGGCTTGGTGCACCGCTGGACGCTCGACCGTAATCGCGCTGGGTATGCCACCCGGCCTCAACCCCGTTTGCTTCCGGAGCAACCGCAATGAAGCCGCAGACGCTTATGGCGCGCCTTTGGCTGGCCTCCCGCGCGGCTTTGCCTGTTTGGGTCGCTTTGGAGGCGATCGCCGCCGCCAAGGGCCGTAAACGCTTCTACGTCAAGCGCACCACGCTGGCTCGCCTGACGGGCATCGGGCGCATGGCCACGCTCTCGCGCGTGCTCGGCATCCTGGATCGCTATCGCGTTTTGGAACGCAAGACCAAGACCCGCCGCTTGGCCAACGGGGCCACGTATTCGCGTATCCAGGTCAAGCTTCTGCTTAGTGTAGCGGGTAGTGCGTCACATCCGATTTTCAGTGCTACGCATGCGAGGACGCAGCTAGTGCTACAGCATGCGCCGCATAGTGACGCGGTTAGTGCGTCTAGCGGCCATAGTGATGCAGTAAGTGCTACGCGGCATAGTGACGCAGTAAGTGCTCCGATCCCCGTAGGGGATAGGCGCGAAAACGCGCGCGCCTATTTTCCCTCCGTGGATCGCCGCTCCGCGCCGACGGCTGACGCCGCCGGATCGTGCGCGGCGTCCGCGTCCGCTGAAGCTCCCGCTCCCGCCGCGACGACCGGCCCTGTCGGCTTGGAGCGGCGGCAAAAAGAAAACTCTTAAGAAAAGAATCGCACGATGAAAAATTTTTGCTGTCGCAGAGTCGCAAGGTGTCGCAGAGCCGTTCCGCGACAAGCACGCATTGCGTGTAGTTGGAAACACTGGGTAGTCGTTAGCAAAGCCACGGGTCCTCCCGTGCAAACCGCATGCCAAAACCGATCCCGGACCCCTCGCACCCCTGACTTATATTTCTTTCCATCCACACGCATTCCGAACACGCGCCCAAGCGCGTGCGCTTCAAGTGCTTCTCACGCAACCCCACGGAGGTGGAGCATGTCCAAGCCCAAACTCAGACTCGAATGGATCGAATCGGGCAGCCTCGACGAGAACCCGCTCAACTGGCGCAGGCATAGCCCCGAGCAACTCCAGTCCATCCGCGATTTGTTGAGTGACCCGGATGTCGGCTGGGCGGGTGCGTGCCTTTACAACGAGCGGACCAAGCGCCTCATCGACGGGCATGCGCGCAAATCGGTTTCAGACCCCAAGCAGCTCGTGCCCGTGCTTGTGGGCGAGTGGAGCGAAGAGGCCGAGAAGAAAATCCTCGCCACGCTCGACCCCGTGGGCGCGATGGCGCAGGGCGACGCCGAAGCCTACGCCACGCTCGTGGAAATGGTTCAGGCCGAGTCGCTGTGGGTGCGCGACCTGATCCACAATACGCAAGCGGCGCTGCTGGCCACCGAGGACGGAGCGGACGAGACCGAACCGCAAGCCTCGGCCGTGCTGCCCCAGATGGAGTGCCAGCCGTTCGAGCACTACGACTATCTCATGCTGCTCTTCCGTAACGAGCAGGACTTCCAGCAAGCCTGCGAGCGCCTGGGCATCCAGCGCGTGCAGGTCACCTACCCCGGCGGCAAGCAGAAGATCGGCTTGGGCCGCTGCATCGACGGCATGAAGGCCCTGAAGACCCTCACGGCAGGAGGCGCGCAATGAAAATCGTGATCCCTTCCAAAGGCCGCGCGAACACCTTGTCCGAAAAAGCGCTCAGGCTCTTTCCCGACGCGCTGGTCTGTGTGGGCGAGAGCGAAGTCGAGCCGTATCGCAAGGTCTCCCCCAACCTGCTCGTACATCCCGATTCCGTCACCGGCATCGGTCCGATCCGGCAATGGATACTGGATCACGTGGCCGATCCCTGTGTGGTCCAGGTGGACGACGACGTGACGCATGTTTACAGCCAGGTCGGGTTCCACAAACGGCGCATCGAAGACCCCGATACGGCGCGGGCCATCGTCGAGCGGCTCGCGATCCTGGCGCAGGACGCCGGTGCGCGCGTCTTCGGCTTCCAACAA